GTGGTCGAAGTTCATCCAGCCATCGGCCTTGCCCGAGATCACCTTGTTCACGCCGGGGGGCGGGATGATCCAGCCGAGGGTCGCGTGCGGCACGCCGAGCACCGCGTAGTCGGTGTCCTCCGTCTCCAGCCCAGCGTCCACGGTGAGCTTCACGAGCCACGAGAATCCGCCGTAGCCCGTCGTGGGTGTCAGGTTCGTCGTCGCGCCAGTGGGTGCCGAGAACGTGGGCGCGGGGCCGCCGAACGCCGGTTCGGGTGACCACACGAGTTCCCACGCGTACGTCACGAACGATCCGGCGACGGACAGCGCAGCCGGGGTGCCAGCGACGCACGTGTACTTCGGATCGCCAGCGGTGCCACCGTCGATTTTGATCAGATCGCTCATTGCTTGAGTCCTCCCGCCAGGCGGATTTCCAGGTCAGTCCCCGCGTCGAGCGTCGGAATCTCATCGCTGCGAAGGATGAGGTCGCCAACGGGCGGGTATGTGTCGATGATGATCTCGTCCCCGAACACGAACGGCGACGTTCCAGCAGTCACCGTGAACGACACGAGAGTCTGCCCCAGGCCGTCGGTGATCGTGTTCGCCCCGAGCACGAGCCCCGTGTAGAGCGTGCGCTGGATGTAGTACTCGCTCCCACGGGCCGCGAGGGAGAGGACGCCGCCCACGGTAGTAGTAACTTGCGTCGAGTCGTTGCTACTCACGGTGAACAGCGTCGTCTGCAACCTGTTAGGGTTCAGAATCGTGAATCCCGCGCCCACGAGTCCGCCAGGGGCCTCCTCCTCGAAGTCCTGCGAGTCGTCCACGATGCCGTCGTTCTGCGCCTCCTGCACACGGCCGATGATCCTCTCCAGCACCGAGAACGTAGTCGCGTTGGAGAAGCGGAGCACGTACTCACGGCGACGCATGTCGTTCACTGTATCGCCGACGACGGTGACAGTCCCATTGCCGGTGTTCGTGCGCAGCGACCGCGAGCCCGCCTTCACGTACAGACGCGTGACTTCGATGCGTTGGATCGCCTGCTCGTCGAGCGCCTTGATCTCACGCTGGAGACGCGTGACGTTGATCAGCGGCTCCCCCTCCGAATCGACGCCGCCGAAGTTCACCTGTGGGAACTGCATCACGCCGGTCTCATCCACGTTGGACAGGTAGTCCTGAATGAACGGCAAAATCTCCGACTGCTGTACGCCCTTCGCGAGGTGCACGGTCAATCGAGCCACGAACGGCTTGTAAACGGGATCGCGCACGGCGATCAGCATCCCGAGCATCGCAGTAGGTGCCAGCTGGTTCTGCACGGCCACTTTCAGGAGCGAAGACGGTGCTCCACCGCCAGTCGGGGCGATGTAGAGATCGTGCGTGCGTAGAAGCGGATTGCCGGGCTTCGCAAACGCTTTCGCCACGCCCGGTGTGGTGAGCGCTACGTCCGCGACGTCGAGCGCGTTGATCGCCCCCGTGTGTGCGTTGAGTGACGCTGGCGCTGCACGACGAATCGCGTCGTTCGTCGGGCGGTCACCGCCTCCCAAAGTCGCCTCCGGGTTGGTCACACTCAGGATCGTCGGGTCTGCCGAGACGATGGTCTCGATTGTGCTGTTCCCCAGACGAGAGCGCTTCCCGCCGCCGATCTTGTAGTCGGCTCGGATGTTCTGCGTCGAGGGCGGGATCGCACCGTTCACGCCGTCGCCGAACACGACGTAGGTCTCGTCCTCGTCGTTCGTCTCCACGAGGTATTCGAGGTCCGCCGCAGCTTGATCCACAGCGTGCGCCGCCTGCGTCCACGGGATGCCGTTGACGCGTACCTCGAGAGTCCCGTCGATCATCGGCTTGCGTGCGAGCTTGAAGCGCTGGTTCGCGGAGCCATCCGACACGCCGAGGAGTTCGTTCAACTGCTTGTCGCCCTCGACGCACGGGATCACTACCGTGCCAGAGCCGTACGCAAGTACGGTCTGCGACGCGACGGGCATGAAGATCACTTCGTCGCTGCCGCCGTTGGAGAACTTGTCCGAGTCCTTGTCGATCGTGAACGGGTACGTTCCTCCCGCATCGAGCGTCGCCACGATGTCGACCGTGGAGGGCTGCGCGGAGTCCGGCGTGTAGTCCGCCGTCTTCGCATGATCGAGGATGTTCTGTCGGCGCAGCGCCGTGGGAAGGAACGCCTCGTTGATCAACGCGTTCAGGTAGAACGAGTTCAGATCGCCGAAGTACACGTGCTGGTCGAGGAACACGCGGCCAAGCTGACCGACGTTGAAGTCTGTCCACTTGTCGGGGTGTGTTGCCTTCGCGTACGCGATCAAGTCGTTCGTCAACGACTCGGCGTCCAACGACGTGTAGTCGATGACTGGGTTCGCTCGGTTGAGATCGTTACCTGCCATCTTCAAGACTCCGTGTTGGCCAAGACGTGGACGAGGCTGTCTGCCCTACCCGTCGAGCGAATGCGATACACGACGTGGACGTTGATGCCCTTCATCACGCCGCTAGTAACTTTCGTCACGCGCACGTCGGTCACGACGACACGCGGCTCGTAGAGGCGAAGCCCCGTTTTCACGGTGTGCGTGATCATGTCCTCGACGCCCGCGCTGAACGTGGCGAAGAGGACTTTCGGCATACCGTAGTCCTCGAAGAACACGCGCTCCCCCTGGAGCGTGCTGAGAAACATCCGAATCGAGTTCTTGACGTTCTCTTCTTCCGAGGCCCCTTGGATATCTCCCGTTTCCGGGTTGCCTCGGAACGGTAGGGCGATCCCCTTCCCCATGAAGTCTTGAATCTTCGGAAGCATCGGTTACTCCGCGACGAGCTTGATAGAGACTGTACCCGGAAAGTTCAACGCAGACAATGCCGTAGCAAGCGCTGTAGCGGCAGTTGCAGCCTGCGCGTGCGTGACAGGATCGATGCCTGTTCCAGAGCCGAGCGCCGACGCAAACGTATTCAACGCAGCGACGAACGCAGACATCGCCGTGAGATACGGTGTCGCAAGAACGACCGGGCTCACAGCTGTAGCGCCGCCAGCCTGGAGGCTCCCAGGCCCGTCAACGGCGAGCACGATCCCGGAGGATCCGACGATCTTGATCGTCGCCCCGCCGACTGCCACGTCCTCCGACGCACGCACGGTGAGATCACCGTCGTTGCGCATCTCGATGTACGTGCCGTTCGGATGCGCGACACGGATGCGCCCGTCGCCCGTGTCGTCTAGCTCGACGGTCAAGCCCCCGGGTGTACGGAGAACGCGATTCTTCGGATACGTGGAAGATCCGGACTGACTCCCTGGCACCGTCGTTCCGCCAGCGATGAGCGGCGCAGCGCCCTCCCCGTCGTCCTCGCCGATCGCCAGTTTCGGTGGCTTCCGGTTTTTCCGATAGTAACTTCCACTGTAGACGGGGTAATCGAACGTGCCGATCTCGAACTCGATCCACGTAAGGCTTCCCACGGCAGGCACGGAGAAGCCGTCCACAGGCATCTGCGGGGCTACCCAACCTGTCCACTGGCTCTCGTCAGTCTCCGGTCCTTGCATGACGGCGTAGATGAACACGCGAATGCGCCCCTGCTTGTCGGGGTCATCCACGTCCATCACCTTCGCGCGGAATGGTCCGGGCGGCTGCTCGCCCATTTTCGCGTAAAGCGCTGCGCTCCCGATCTCGCCGGGTGCTCCTGGGGATCTCATCGGTTCACCACACGTCCGTTTGCGTCAACGACACGACGACTGCGCACGTTGACGTGTACTGCGCGCGGCCCAGCATTCGGAGTCTCCTCCGGGTTGTGATTGTTCGCGGTTCCCGTTGCGGTCTCCGTGCTTCCATTGTGCGCCGCGCCGTTGTTGTTTCCGCCGCGCTTGACGTCTGCTTCTGTCTTGTATCCGCTCGCGTTGATCGTGTGTGTCGTGGCCTTGACGTACCAGTTGCCGCCAAGCTCTACGCCGACGCCACGCACGTTCACGTTCTTCCCACGCCGTACGACTGGCACACCGATGCAGTTCAACTTCGCCTCATTCGCCGTCTCCAGCGTGCGCCGCTGATCTGCGTGTGCGTGGCGTTGGCGCTGGTGCGAGTCCTGCTCCGCTGATGGTTCTCCATTCGACGCGTTCCCGTTCCGAAGGCTGTTCACGAGATCCGCTGCACGCTGCGCAGCGCTGGTGATCACCTGCACACGGTGAGCGTTCGCACGGTCCTGGTCCGTCGATCCGTGGGTACGGTTACGGACGTTCACGTTGTGGCGAACGGTCGAGCCCATGTGGGCTTGCTCGTGCCCGCCCTCGTTCGACGTGGACGTTGTACTACCGTTGGTTCCGTCGCCCTCGCTGTGTCGCGCAGATCGGCGAGCACGCGGCTCTTTGATGGTCGGCTTGAACGACTGAAGAATGGAGTTCGGATCCCCGCCCATCCACGTGAAGCCAAACACGGGAGGCGCGTCCGTTCGTGGTGGGTGGTAGTGCAGCTTGTTGCCGTCCACGTAGCACACCCAGTTGATCGCAGCTGCGAGTCGCTGGAGGTACTCCAAGTCCGTGACGTTCACGGCCTGAACGTAGGGCTGTCGTCTCCGGTCGTTGCTCGCCTCGATGTCCGTCTCGAAGCCGTACGTACGCGCCAGCTGCGAAGCGATGTCACTCGTCGCAACGGTACCCCAGTTCCGAGATTGCGAGTCGCGCGTCATGTGCGCGCCCTTGGAGTTGAACTTCAGGAGCAGCTTCAACTCACCGCTATCAGAGAAGTCCGGCTCGAAGGTAGTTACTACTACTGCTACGGGTTCCGAGAGCATCCGGAAGTAGCCGAAGCGAAACTCCCAGTTCGCGCCGTGCTGAATACGCGGATCCGCCAGGAAGTCGAAGCCATTCTTCGCGAAGCCGAAATCTGGCACGCGCATGGTCATCGACACCTCTGTGAGCCGCTTGTCATCCTCGTGGAGCTTGAACTCCGAAGCGAGCATGATCAGGTCGTTCACGTCCTGCCGGTCGGAGTTACCCAACACGACAGGCTGGTACAGCCGATCGTACGGGATCGCGGTCATGCGCGGAAGCTATTCGCGTTGAAGGCCAGAATGTCGAACTGTACGCGGCTCAACGACGGGATCACGATCGTCTTCGCCCCCTCGATGAAGCTGCGCATCTCCGAGTACGGGTCGACGACGCGGTTGAACTCTGCGATGACCCACCACAGACGGGAGTCGCCGTAGTAGCGGTACGCCAAGCTCGTGAACGAGTCGCCGTCCACTGGCTTGTACTCCGAGTTATCCGGAAACACGACGTTGGGTAGTCGCGGCCAACGATCGAGGTACGGGCGACGAATCGCCCTACCGCGTGAGTCGAGCATCACGAGGAGCGTCGAGCGTCGAAAGCGTGAGTTCGTGCCGATCATCAGAAGTTCCTCGATCGAGCGGTGCTGTAGACGTTACTACGATCCGGACTGCTAGTAACTCTCTGCTTGAGGGAGATCGACACGTCCGCACGTCGCGGAGCAAGAGTTCCAGTGAACGACTTGATCTCGTAGTCCACGTCCTCGACCACGCACGGCACGCCTCGGAAGAAAGGGCCGAACGTGAAGAGCACGACGGGTGGAAGGCTGTTCGGATCGCCGAACAAGCCGCCTCCCTCGGAGTACGTCATCGCGAGGTACCAGTTCAACTCGTCCGAGATGTCGAGAGTCAGATTCTCGTTCCCTGCGCCACGGCGACGATTCAAGTAGCCGCGCTCGCCGTCGAGTTCCAGCGTGAACTTGATCGGCAAGTCCTTGCCTGCGCCTCCCTGGAGGAGCGGCACGGAGCCACCTGGGATCTTCATCGACGGGAACTCGAAGCCGTGGTTGCCCTTGATCGTTCGCGGGTTGTACGTGAACTCCCGAAACTCTCCGGTCGCGACGATCGTGATGCGCCCCTTCGTGACTGCTTCGGTCATTGTACGCCGAGCCTCGCTTCCTCGTTCGAGTTCGCACGTCCAACCGCTTCCGCGAGCACACGCCCGTCCACGTTGATCTGCACGGGTGGTTGCGGCGGAAGAACAATCTGCGGGACGTTCGCGCGGCCTCCGGTGGAGAGCGCGCGGTAGTTCGCTCCAGCGTGTCCGACGGCGTTATTCACCATCGACGCCATCGACTCCAAGAACGACGGGACTTGCGTCGCAGGGGGCCGGTTGGGTACGACGACTGGAGCACCTGCTCCAGCTGCGCCTGGGCGAGGGTTCAACGTGGTGGTGGGGTCGAACGCGTGCGCCACGAAAGAGCCCGCGTCTTCCGCTGCCCCGAGGATGCCACGGACGACTGGGTTGTTCGCCATCCCAGCGACCTTGTTCCACGCCTCGTCGATCAGCGCCATGAACTCGCGCCACTTGGCGACGAAGCCGTCGATCATGCCGGTCATGAAGCCTTTCAACGTCTGCACGGCTCCGAGGAACTTCTGCACTGGTTGGGAGCCGACGAAGCCGTGGTACACCTCATTGCCAAAGAGCACAGCCGTCGCGATCAGCGCGTCGAACTTCATCTGCGTCTGCGCGATCCACTCGCCGAACTGAAATGCCCACTGAAACGGCTTCGTGATCGCCGTCATCCAGTCGACGACGAACTGCCCTACCTGTCGTCCCGCTTCTGCGTACGCCGCTGGATCGATATTGTCGATGGCGTCAAAGAAGCCCGTGTCCATCCCGGCCATCTGCATGAAGGCCACGACAACTGGCTTCACCGCGCTCCAGATCGCTCCAGCCGCTGCCGTGACGCCCTCCCACATGCCCTTCGCAAACTGCCACGCTCGGTAGAGCGCAGCCGCCAGGTCCGTCACGGTGTCGACGAGCCCCATGCTCTCCAACTTGTTGTACGTCTCCTCCGACAAGCTGCCGGTCTCACCACTGAGCGTCGAGAAGATTTCGTAGATGCCGGTGCCGATCGCCTTCGCAGCCTCGCCCCAGCGAATCAACGTCCCGATGAACGGGTCCTGCTTCAACTCGTCCCAGTGCGTCTTGACGTACTCCCATGCCTTCGCGAGTCCATACACCGCTGCCGCCACAGCCATCACGGTCCACGTAGTCGGAGCCATGATGATCTCGAACGCAGCCCACGCGACGCCCGCGTACGTGAGGATTTCGACCATCGTGTTGATCGTCTTCCCCAGGTCCGTGAACGAGCCGTCGCTGTTCATAATCAGCGCGTTGATCCGGCCTAGCCAGTCCGACACGGTGTGGAACAACGGGCTCGTGGCCATGCGCAACATCGTCTTGCTGATGGTCGTCAGCGTACCCATCTGTGCATCCCAGCTGGTGCTCGCGTCGGTGATGACGTTGCGCAAGCCCTCGCCAGTGATCGTGTTCTGCAACAACTGCGTGCGCTGCTCCAACGTGAGTTTGTTGAAGTCGCTGGCGCTGTTGACCATGTGTTCCGTGTTGCGCGACGCCGTTTGGATGTACGGGCCCAGTCGGCTCCACGCCACGCTCTGCTGATCGATCGATCCCTTTCCAGAAGCCAACGCACGCGTGATCATCTGCGCTGCTGAGCCCGCGTCCACGCCCTTACCGATGGCGACGGCCATGAACTGGTTCGTGAAGTCCGTCATCTCCGACATGGCGTCGCCCATGCCGCTCATGCCGGTGTAAGCATGCCCCTGCTCATCCACGAACGCGCGCATGTACTGCGACGCCGCCTGTAGCTGCGGCACCGCGCCCTGGAACGCGTGGATGTAGTCGTCCGCCTCGCCCGGTAGCGCAGCCGCTGCGGCCTGAATGCGAGTCATCTGCGTGTTCGCGGCGTCGAGGGCGTTCTCCCAGCCGCCCGTCACGAGTCCTACCGTCTCCAACGTGCCCGCGAGAGCACGCCGCGTGTTGTCGAACTCGTTGTTGACGTCGATCAGGGCGTGAAGGCCCAAGCCGCCGAGAAGCCCCCCGACGAGTCCGCCGAGGGGGTTCTCCGCTTGCTGGATCAGGGACTGGAGGCCGGACGAAGCGCGAGAGAAGAAGCCACCGAGAGCCGAGGTGCCTTGCTGAGCACCTCCACGAACGCCAGAGCCAAGCCGGTCGCCGAGATGCCCGAACGCGTTGCTGAGATGCGCGAGATCCTTCTCCGCGTCGCCCTCCAAATCGACGATGATCGAGACTCGACCTAGTGCTGTTGCCGACATGGTTCCTCGCGCTGATAGTAACTACGATCCGGGGGTCTTGGCCTTCTGCTTCAGCTTCGCCTCCATATTACGGTCTGACGCCATGTTGATCAACGACCGTCTTCGGCTGTACGTCCAGTTCCTGGCGTCGCTGTGCCAGCCTATACGCCACTCTTTCCCGAGGAAGTCGATGTCGGCTTCGACTGCTGCGGCTTCCCCGAAAGGCCAAAAAAACTGACGTCTCCGATCGGCAGCGGGGTCGTGAACTCCCCCTTGCACTTCGGGCACGTGTTGATGACCGTGTTGTCGATCCCGCGATCGTCCGTGTCGAGGAAGTCTCGGATGGCCTTGCGCGGACGGGACGGAAGCCCTCGCACGATGGCCATGCCTTTTTCCCCGTCGTCCACGGGGTCCGCGCCCACGCTCTGGATGCAGCGGATCAGCTGGTTCGAGATCACCTTGTCCGGCGACTCGCGCTGCGCTTCGAGCACGGAGATGTAGTCCCCGATGACGAGCGTGCGGAACGAGACGCTCACTTCCGGCTTCGAGGGACCGTACGGAACGCTGTACGTGCGCTTCGGTCGCTCCTCCTTCGATCGCCAAACGCACGGCTGCTCCGCGAGGTTGACGACGTACTGGGTGGGCTTCTCCTTCTTGCACGACTCGTACGGGCACCGATGGCGGTACGAGATCGTGTTCCCGTCGTCGAGGGACATCTGACGCAAGCGGACGAAGAGCATCGTCATGTCCGCGAGCGGGATCTGCTCGGCCATCTTCGCCTCGAATGGGATCGAGGTCCGATTCTCGTCGAGGTAGCCGGTGATCACGGCACGGAACAGACGACCTACCCAGGTGCCTTCACGCTGGGCTTGCTTGTCGACGAGCAAGTCCTCCTCCACGCCGGTCATCTCGCGAAGCTCGACGTAGCGGATCCACTTCTCGTTCTCGCCCTCGCCCACGATGAAGCCGTTGGGTAGCAGCACGGGGCCAGTGGGCATCTCGCCCACTACCGTAGTTTCTTCCATTTTCAGTTCTCCAGTCGGTGGTTGCAGGTACTGCGACATGTGGCGTCGCATAGTGCGTGATCAGTTCTGAGTAGTTCCTAGAAGGAGGAACGCCCCCGGCCCGTTTCCGAGCCGGGGTGGTCGAGGTCTCAGCCCTCGTCCGCCTTGTCATAGCCTTCCTGGACGAGCACCATCTCTTCGATCGCGTCGTCGCTGGACTTCGCATCGAGGTTGGGCACGGCCACGAGCTTCGACGGCCACACCTCGCGCACGCGCCAGCGTCGGACTTCCTTGTTCGATCGATTGTACTGCACGATGTCGATCGTCTTGCGGAACTCCATCGGGACTTCGTTCGTGCCGATCTTGCGGACCTGCTCGCGCCAGTCCCAGAGATCGAAGTCGCCGCCTTGCGTGCTCTCGGCCATGATGCCGCGCTTGAGCGTGATGTCGTCGTACTTCGTCAGGCCGGGCGACTTGCGCACGGTCATCTCGTCACCGCCCTCACGGTACTCGGTGACTTCCGACTCGTCCGACAGGCCGCTGCACTCGCTGAAGCCAGCGCGCGTGAAGCCGTCGATCTCGATGCGGAATCGAGTGACCTTCAGGGGGTCGTCTACTGCGGATCGTCCGGACATGCTTTTCTCCTGTTAGTAACTAGCGTGGGGTGGGTTCAGGGGATCAGCCTGCCAGTTCCGCAGCCAGAGCCCGCTCGTCGGGCTCGAACTCGAACTCCGCGAAGTTGATGCTGTCCTTGTGGTGGAGACCGATGCGCGCCTTGAAGCGCTTGGCCTTCTTGATCGCCTCGGTGTTGTTGGAGGCGTCGCACACGATGTAGAACGCCTCGCTCGCCTTGGCACCTTCGAGGAGGTTGTTCTTCCACATGGTGCGAAGGAACGCGCCGCCACGACGGCGGAACTCCTTCTGCGTGCTGTCGTCGTTGTTCTTGAACAGCACCCAGCGGAAGTCTTTGTCGAACGTCCGCATCGCGAAGTTCTGCACGCGACGCTGGTTCACGTACTGGACTTGGCCGGTCTCGCCGAGGGTGCGGTCTCCGTTGACGCAGATCCCGACGCCCTCGTTCACCTGGATCGCGTTGATGCCGAGCGGGTAGAGTTCGTCGTAGGTGGCCTTGTCGATCTCGCGCTCGACCTTGCGGGCACGTGCGATGCGCCCGTACGTGTCGCCCGCCGGGGACTGCGCGAGGTTCGCCGCTCGCTCCGCGCCCGCGCACAGGCCCTGGTAGTCGCCGCTGGGCGGCACGAGCACGAGTGCTCCCGAGCCGTCCGGGTCGTCGACCTTGATCCACGGGTAGAGGAGCACGAGGTTCGTGCCCGACAGGCTCGTGGTCACCTGGAGCCAGGTGATGAGGCCCGAGGGGGACGTGGACAGCGGGGGCTCCACGATGCCGAGGACGAACTTCCGGTACTCGACGTAGGACTGGATGCCCTGCACGACGGTGGTGCTCGTCTGGCCCGGAACGGAGACCATCGAAGCCGAGGATCCGTCGAGCGAGTAGAGGCCCGTCTTCGCCGCGCGCACGCCGACGATGCTCGCGTCGTTCAGGCTGGTTCCGTCCGCGCCCGAGGAGAACGTGATCGTCTGATCGGCGGGACGATTGTCCACGGTGTTGGAGATCGAGACTCCGAGGTCGACCGCGATGAACTGTGCCTCCGGGTCGTCCTCGTTCACGATCATCTTCTCGACGTAGTAGCGGCCCGCGAGCGACGACATGCGGCAGTCGACGTACGGTGTACCGACGAGAACGCTATTCTCGTAGAATGCCACGTCGAACGTCTCACGCACGACGCTGGTTCCGCTCGCCACGTCCGCCGACGGGGTGGACGACGCGAACACGATCGAGTTGCCGTTGATCGCCGTCACGATCACACGGAGCTTGTCGCCGCCGCCGTCGACCATGTAGAGCGTGTCGCCCACGCGAATACGCGCGGTGCTCGTGAGCAGGAGGCTCGTACGCGCCCCGGTTCCGGTGGCCTGTGCCGTCGTCGTGACGACCTTGTCGCGTCGGGTCGTGGTGGCCTTGAAGTTGTTGCCTTCCGAGCCCAACCACGACATCCCGAGCTTGAGCGTATTCGTGGGCGTCGAGTTCGGGAAGTTGGCGAACGCCGCGACAGCGTCGAACGTCGTGATGTCGGACGGGCTGGAGAGGTAGACGGAACGGGTCACCCAGCAGCGCTCGCCGCCCTTGCCGTTCTCGTCTCCGAAGAAGCCCTTGATCGCATCGTAGAGGTACGTCGTCGTGGGCAGCCCAAAGATGCGCAGGAACTGCGACTTGGACGTGATGAGCACGCGCTTGTGTGCAGGGCCTCGCGGTGACGCGCCGACGAAGCCACCGACGCTGCCTCCCACGTTGGCGGGAGTTGCGAACTTGGACTGGCTCTCGGTCGTCTCCAGGCCGGGCGAATACTGAGTCATGTTTCCTCCGTCTGATTGTTACTAGCAGTGTGTGCGCCGACCGTGGGACTACTGCCCTTCGGTGTTCTTGTTCTCGGTGGGGGCCTTCCCCGTCTTCGCGGACTTGGACTCCTTGGGGGAATCCGCCTCGCCCTTCTCGATTCGCACGAGGTTGGCCTTCTCCCAGGCCACCAGCTGCGGCGAGTTCCGTTCCTCGTCGAGGATCGTCTTGTCCGCGTGCTTGCCGAGCAGGCGAATCGGTTCCCCGGTGTTCAGGTTCCCGACGAGTTCGCGATGGTGCAGGCTGATGACCTTGTGTGACATTTATTCCTCGCGGGTTCCTTGTTCTTCGAGAACATCCGTGACGTCCTCGGATACGTAGTCCTCGAATGCGATATCGCGGCGGGTGATGGTGCGCTTCCGCACGCGCTGATCAGAAGTGTCTCGGTACGCCTCAACGGTGTACGTGATGACCTGACTATACTCCCGGATCTCGGGGGACTGCAAGAGGGCACCTGGGACGTTGATGGGGTCGAGGGTTTCCTCGATCATCCCGTCGAGCGTGATCTCCTCGCCGCTCTTGATAGTAACTTTCAGGCCGGTACGGTCATCGAGAATGTCATTCAGACGATCGATGATCGCGATCAACTCCACGTCGGTGGACGCGTACGCTCGAATGTCGAAAGAGATCGTAACTGGGATCGGGTGTGGGGCCGTCTCCACGAGCGTCGGCCCTTTGATGACTTCCCCGTCGTCGAACGTGATCGTCGCCTCGGTCCCCGGAACCGGATACCAGATGTCGTCCAGGAACACGCGATTGTCCCGTCGTGGCTTATACGCGGTGACGGCCACGGACACGCACGGTGTCGTACGCACGTCCTTCCCAGTGATGTCGTACGGAAACACGGTGACTTCGAGTGCCACGTCGTGCGGGTTACTGGGCCAGAAGAGACTCCCAACCGGTTGCTGCGCTTCGCCGCCGTGCTGCCGGTCCCTGGTGGACGCGCGCAGGCCGTCGCGAAGCCGCTCCGCTGCAACGTGGAACGGCTTTCCGGTGAGTCGAGCGATCAGGCCAGCCCTAACTGCGGAGAACACGGGAGACTCGCTTTCTCAGTTCGGCATTCGCGAACTTCTGAATGTCTACCATGAACGGCATGATGTGGGGTCGCGCTGGGATGGCACGGGTTCCACGGTCAAGCCAGATCGCCAATGTCTCGTTCGGGATTCCCCGCGCTGGGTTGATCCCCGTGGGGGCGAACGCGATCTCGAAGAACTTGCCAGCACCGGCAGGACGCGTGATGACGCGGCCCTGCCAGGAGTTGATGTAGTTCTCCTCGTCGATCAGCGGCGTGTGCCCGTGCTTGCTCTTCAGGGTCGAAGCGGTGTTCGGGGCGTACGGGTAGACACGACGGCGCACCGCGCGCTTGAGGCGCTTCGGCATCTCCACGGCCAAGTCATCCGCGAACTCTCGCTTGACTTGTGTGATGCGCTCCCCCAGCCGTCGGACTTCCGCCTGTACCGCAGCTGCGCCTACTACACGTGTCTTGATCACGTGTACGTCCAGGCGTTCGGGAAGACGTCTTGAAGCCCGTTGGCGCTTCGCACGGTCACGTTCTGCACGGGGTGCGTGAACTCGCTCACGGCCGGGGACACGACGGTCAGCTGTGTCGGAGAATCGATAGTAACTTGCGCCAGCTTCGCGCCGATGAACACCTTCGGTGCCGTGGTCGTGTTGAAGTTCTTCCCGGTGATGGTGAACGACGTTCCGCCTGCGCGAGGGCCACTCGCCAGCGAAAGCGCAGCCCCGCCACGCAGCATGTACGCGCGAGCCGTCTTGGTTCGCACGCTCACGACTTCCGAGGCAGCCCACTCACCATTGATGTCCGCGATGTAGATTCGGTAGTAGTACGTCGTGTCGGGCTCCAGGCCCGTGACGTCCGGGAATGCCACGTCAGCCCCCGGGAAGTGCATCCCATCGATGTAGCTCGTGACGAGTTCCTTCACGTTGTCCGACGTGCCCCAACCCTCTCGCTCCCTTCGCGAGTCGGTTCGGCTGTTCCACACGCACACGGACGACGTGGCGATCTCACGCACGGCGCGACGAACGTCCGGCTGCGTGTCGCGCCAGAGTTCGAGCCCGTACAAGTAACTCTCACTGCTTCGACGCCACCGGACGATGGCCGAGAAGTCCTCGATGTCGCGCTCCTCGAAGGCGTTCATGCGGATCGCCTGCGGCCCCACGTTCGCGAAGCCTGGGCCCATACGTCCAGTGCGAAGCGAACGACGTACTTGATCGCCGACGACGAAATCGCCATCGCGTACGTTGTCCATCTCCGTGCGAAGCGGGCTGAGCGCCTTGGCCAACCGTCGCACGTCGGACTGGTAGCTCTGCTCCAGCGACTGCGCGATGCTCATCAACGTACTGACGTCGGAGTCCAGTCCGCGCCGCTTCGACGCGTCCGTAGCGAGGATGCGCAAGCCCTCGATGTGGGCCAGCGTGAGCACCAGCTGTGCCTCGTTCGGAGGCACGTTGTCTGGACGGTAGTTCGGGTTGTGTCGGCGACAGCCGATCTCCAGGAACTGCCGAAGCTCCACGTCGGAGAAGCGACGGATGCGCAGGGTGATTCCGGTGCGGACGATCTGTTGAGATCGCGTCTGCTCCAGGTCAGCGGAGGCGTGCCCTTCCGGGGCTCCTTCCGCGAGAGTCACCTTGTACTGCTTCTTGAAGTTCTCTTCGAGGTACGAGATCAAGCCGCCGAGCGTGTCGGTGCCTGCCGCGACGAGGGAGATCGAGAGATCCTCCGCGTCGTTGCCACCGTTGATGACGGTCGTCCGAAGGAAGTTGTTCGCGATTTCGAGCAAGCAGTCCGTGGCATGGCGATCCGTGCACACGATCGTCATCGCCGGGACGGCCCATCGGTCATCCTGGAGGCGAGTTCGTAGCTGTGTGAGTAGATCGGTCATGCCACGGTGCTCCTGCTCAGATGATGCCGCGCGCCTTCAGCTGCATCTCGACGTCCTTGGGGACCATCTGCGAGACGCCCTTCTTGAAGGAGTACCACGTTCCGCCGATTCGGCAGCGGTCGAGGTTCTGGCGCGGCGTGACGGACACGCGGCCCTCGGAGACTTCCTGCACGACGATCGCCTGCGGCGGTGCCTGGATGGGCTCCGACGCGAGCGTCGGCTCCTCGGGTGTCTTGGGCTCTTCCGGAGGCGCGGTCACGGTCGCCGTGTCCGTACCTTCGGTCTCGTCGAGGTCCACGTCCTCCTCGGGCGCGGAGGGGGCGGCGGGAGCCACGGGAGCGGTCTGTGCACCGGGCGGTGTCTTCGGCTGGGCGCTCGCGACGCCTCCGAACGGTCGGTTCTGCGGTTGGTTCTTGTTGTGGTTGTTACTCATACCCGATCTCCTGTTGCCTGAAAAACGTGAATGCGGCGCTCCCGCTAGTTACTGCGAGAGCGCCGCGTATGCCTACGGTTTCACGGCGGGCTCTGGCTCAGAGTCCTACCGAGGTCACTGGACGTCGGGGAAAAGCTCGACGACGACACGCGGCGTGGTGAGTGCGCCGCCCGATCGATTCGTGAGCGTGAGCACGCCGGTCGCCTCGTCGAACGACACGACTTCGACGCCCACGAGCGCGGAGCCGACGTTGATGACCGGCATGTACGTGAAGGTTCGCGCGCCTGCCGCGCCCGCCCCGTACGAGCCGACCGCACGGACGACGGGGAGGCCCGTCGTGCCGTCGCGGAGGACGTCCGAGAAGTCGATCGTCCAGCTGGCATCGTCCGCCGGGCTGGTCGACTCGTCGCAGATGTAGACCTCGCGGTTCGACTCGTTGACTCCCGCGTGCATGAGCTTCTTGGTGGTGGACATGTGTTCCTGATCCTGTGGAGGTTGGAGACTATGGGTTCAGCGCCCGTGGATCAGGCGGTCTCGATGAGGACGATGTTGTTCGACTCCAGGAGGCCCTGGCCGAAGATGGAGTACCACGCGAGGCCATGCTCACGGCCGAAGTCCGTGACGCCGTTGTCGCGCAGCTCGACGGGGAGCGAGACGGCGTGGCCGACGCTGTACTCGCCGAACATCACCGCCTGGTAGACGTTCGTCTGGTTCGACGAGACGCCCGTGCGGAGGGCGTTCGCGAAGCCGGGGTCCACGTAGTCACCCGTGGTCGAGTCCTGCGCGTTGTTCGCGCCGTTCGGCATCACGGTCGTCGAAATGAAGCGCACGTCCTCGTAGCGCCCGATCTCGCCGGTGTAGATCGCCGTGGCACCCGCGTAGAGCGCAGCGTGGATCCAGTCGTTGTCGTCCTTCAGGCCGCGCGCCTGGTGCGGGTGGATGAAGCAGATGTAGTGATCGCCCATCCACTTCGGGGCGTTGTTCGTCTCCAGCGTCTCGACCGCGTCCTTGATCGCCTGCGTGTCGAACACGTCGCCCGCGACGAGCGAGGTGCGGGCCGTCTTGCCCTTGCCGTAGACGATGTTCGTCGCGCCCACGGCGACGTCGCGGATCGCGAGATCGAGGACGATCGCGAGGTCGCGGCCGAGGAGCAGCGACGCCGCCGCCAGCTGGTCGAAGAACGAGGTCTGGAGCAGGCGCTCGGAGAATCCGACCGCGTTGCCCCACTCGTTCACGGACACGGACGTCTGGCTCAGGCTCATCGCCTGGGTCTCCATCCGGCGTCCCTCGGTCAGCTGACCACCGCGCTTGATGTTGCCGTACTTCGGCATCTGGATCGTCGAGCCCGGCTGCGTGCCGAGTTCGGTCTTCTTCGTCGTGAACTGGTCGAACTTGAGGATCGGCAGCGCGGCGAAGAAGATTTCCGCCGAGTAGACGTCGCGGACGGCCGCGACCTGCTGGGTGAAGCCAGGTCCCGTGCTCGACGCCGTATTCATCGTGGACGACATATTCAGTACCTCCGGTTTTCTCTTACTGTGTTCTGGCGTCCACGCCGGGCACGCCGTGATTGCTAGTAACTACGATGCCGAATCAGCCACGCATCATCGGGTGCGGAGCCAGGAAAGCGCCGGGCTCGGGAGCCTTTGTGCCGCCTGGGACTGCGTACTCGGGGTGAGTCGCGGGCATTCCTCCGGTGACCATGCCCGAAGCACGGGCGACAGTCAACGCAGGATTCTGGAGCGCAGCGTGGGCCGCAGCTGCGGCGGCCTGCTGATCCGGCGTCGGGGTGCGCGTGCCGGGCATCGTCTGCACGGCACCCGGGACGACGGGTTGCGGGGTGGGGAGGCCGGTCGGCTGTTGAATGCCTCCCGGTTGTACGACGTGCTGGACGGCGGGCTGCGGCATGGTGGCCTGCGGAGCCATCTGCGGCTGCGCGGGCATCTGCTCTCCACCGATCGCCTGCGGTGACATCGGACGCATCGGGATCGTCGTGCCGGACGGCAGGGCGCTTCCGTTGCGGAGATGTTGGTGGATCGCCTCGCGATGCTTGGCGTACGTACCGTTGCGCATCGACTCCGGGCTCGTGAGGAACGCGATGTCGAGCGTCGAGGACGCGGGGACTCCGGGCTGTGCGGACGTAGGCGTGATGCCCACTTCCGCCGCAGTCGGAGGCGTCACGACGGGAACGGTCGTAGTGACTACCGGAACGACAGCTGCCGGTGCAGCGGTCGCAGGCGGCTCGGCGGCGGGCGCGGGCTGCGCAGGCGGATTCTTCGCAGCGAAGTGCTGCTCGAACGTCGCGTACTCGGCCTTCGCCACGTTGATCGCGACTTCGAGGGCTTCGGGCGTGTCGCCAGTGACGAGATGCGCCACGATGGCGGGCACCTCGGCCTCACGCAGACGCCTCTCGCGATGGAGAGACATCTGGAAGTCGCGCTGCTGCTTGTTGATCAGCTCGATCGCCGCTTGCTGCGCGCGTTGCGCGGCTTCGTTCTGTTCTCGCAGCGCACGAAGTTCGGCTTGCACCGCGTCTTCGCTGCTGAGCTTCTTCGCAGCCTCGGCTGCCGCCGCTGCCTCGCGGGCCTTCTCGGCGTCCTCGGCACGCTTGGCGCGCGCCTTGGCGTCTTCGAGGTCCTTGTGCAGCTTCTGCTTCTCCTCGACGCGGGCGGCTTCCACCGCCTGCTTGATCAGGTCTCGAACTTCCGGTGCGGGCTCGATCAGGGTCGCGATCGGTGCGGCACCAGGGGTGCTCGCGTTCTGTGCATTGGTCGATTGAGTGGTCACGTTCGTTCTCCTTGTGCGGGATCAGCGATCAGCCGCCGACGCGGCCGGTGTTGCGCGAGCCCATGTTCGCGACGGGCAGCATCTTGTCGCCGACCGGGCCGCCGTCACGGGACGGGCCCGTGTTGCGCATGTTGCTCTTGTTCTCGCGCTCGTTGAGCGTCGCGGCATACGAGCTTCCGACGCCCGTGGTCTCGCCGTCCGTGGCGGGGCTGGGGGTGTAGGGTGCTCGTCCGCTCGTCGTGACGCTGCCACCGTGCGATGCCGACTGGCCCTGTCCCTTTTCCTTGCTCTGCATGTGCGTTCTCCTTGGTAACTGGAACTGATAGTAACACGCACTCTTGCGGTTACAAGTACCGTGTCAATCCGTGCCGTCGCTGTCGGTCATCCGCGAGGTTCCCTCTCGGACTCCGTTGGAGGCGGGGTACATCCGCGTGGGATCCCCTCCCTGCGGCATGAGGCCGACGGCACGAGCCTCCGCGAGCATCTGACGCCCTTGCGGCGTCTTCGCGTTGGCACCGGGGATCCCAGGAATCCCGGCTTCCCGCGCGTGGTTGCATTGGGTGGTGATGTCGCCGTCGCGAAGGCTGTTCATCGTCGTCTCCTTGCCGTCTCTTCCCGTTGGAAGTCCTCGGGAGCCCTACCACTGTACGCCGGTTGGTAGCCGAGTTGCAACAAGAGGTAGTCCTGGAGCACAGGGACGGGTACTTCCATCGTCCCGGAGGTGGTTGTTACTACGGGTCTCGTGCTCCCAGGTCCAGGACGCTTCACTACCACGACTTTACGTCCCTCGACAACTGTTCCCGCGAGGATTCGATTCAGCGTGGAGATCCCGCCGCTTCTGACGGAGCGTCGACTCACTTCTTCGCGTAGACCTTTCGGCCGTTCTCCATGTAGTACATGCCGCCTCGCGGGCCTCGCTGCATCGCCTTGGGCTGCGACGGCATCTGCGCCTTCGCGAGGTGAGCAGGAACCTCGTGACGTGGCGTGGACACGCCGGTTGCCCTGGTCTGCGGGGCGTAGCCTCCGTTTTTGCGCAAGTGCTCGTCGTGCTTTACCTGTTGGTCGTAGTGCAGTTCTCGCTGAGCGCGCGCCTGATCTGCTCGTGCGTGATCGCCTCGCTGCGTTGCCTCGTGAATGACCAAACTGAGTTCTGTGGCCGCAGAACGGTGTCTCTCGATCGCGGCATGATGGTCTTCCAGCCCACGTGCCGATCTCGACGCCGCGAACGCGCGTTCAGACGTACCCGACGTTGCGCGCTCCCGCATCGTCGGACGCTGCTCCTGCGCAGCAAGCTCTGCCATCGCGCGGTCACGGCCTGGGCGGCGAAGTGCCTCATTCGGTGCAGACAAATCACGAGATCGTCGAGTCATCACTCTTCTCCTTGGTTCTTGCCCATCATCGGGGCGCCGTCAGGTGCAGGTTGGTTGGGGTCTCCACCACTCATGGCCGCGCGCGTGGCTTCGGTGCCTTGCACGCTCGTGGAGGGGATGTCTTCGCCAGTGACGCCACCGGCCTTCGTCTGGTCCGTGGTGGTCCAGTTGTCAGCCTGTACGTCCTTCATCTCCTTCTCCACGTTCTCCACGCCGACGTACTTCATGCCGCGACGTCGAGACCAGAGTCCAGCTGTGACGAGCTGCGTCGCCAGCTGCGCGTCCAGGTGCTCGTCGTGCGGGAGCGCGTCTTCGAGCTTCGCCTTCGTGGACATCGGGTTGTAGTAACTCGGATCCTCACACGTGGTGGGGATGATGAAGCGCGTCTCTTCCTCGAAATACGGGACAGCGATGCCATCGCGCACCTGCATGAGCTTGCGGCCCGTACGCTCGTCGAAGCGCTCCACGCGCATCGTGACGTTCTCGGGCTCCGCAGGCACGTCGATCGCCCCCTGCGGGAGGTGAATCGGCTTGTAGGTGAGCGCGAACATCTCCTCGGGCGTGCGCTTCTTCGGAGAAAGCACCTTGCGATCCTCCTCGTACTGCTTCGCGGCGTCTTCCTGCGTGACGAGCTTTCCTTCTTCGCCATCGCCGCCAGCCTGGAGCCCCGCGAACGGATCCCAGAATGAAGCGCGGGCGTTGAGCATCATCGCCGCGATACGCCAACGCTCCGCCTCCTGCATCTCGGAACCGAAGCTGAACTGTCGAACGAACTTGAGCCGCATCTCATCCGGCTCGATGAAGTCGCCCGTGAACGGGTCGGCGTGGTAGCACTTTCGCTTCATCAGCGGACGTCCGAAGCGATCGAGACGCGGCTTGCCGTCGGGTCGCGTGACTTGCACCTCCACGACGCGTCCTCCGCAGTTCTTGCAGAAGCCGTACGGAAGCTGGAGTCCGTCCATCACCTGCTTCCATCGCAGGATGAAGTAGTTGACTTGCGCGAGTCCCGCCTCGAAGCCCGGTCGCTTGCGCGCGATGCGCTCCATGATCGGCTGCATTCGGAGTCGCAGCGCGACGCCGCTCGTGTTCGACACGCCCTGCGCGGCACCGAAGGCGTCTTCCGGAAACTCGGCGACTTCCATCAGCGTCTTCCGGATGAACTCGATGTAGCGCATGTGCGCTCCGAGATCGCCCATCAGTTCCAGGTTGCTCACGGTCGCTCCCTGCGGGAGGCCGCTCCAAATCTTCTTCGCGCCACGCTCCAGGTTCTTCACCTTCGCGCCGATCACGACGGTCACGGGTTGCGCCTGGTAGTTGATGATGTCGGACATGTCCGTCGCCTTCTCGTTCAGCTCACGCTGAAGATCGACGACGCCCGTGTCGAGGTCCGAGAGCCCGTAATACTCCTTCGGTACCTTGATGTTGCGGAAGTGCGCGACGGGGATCTCCCCCAGCGCGTTCGGCTTCACCTTGGGCTCCTCGCCCTCCATGTATTCGATGATCTTGTCGGGGTAGATCGTCTGAATGAAGCGCTTCGCTCGCAGCGGGCCCGGGTGCATTCCGCCCGTCTCGCCAGGCGCGTTCTGCAACGGAAGCACCGTGACGATCTTGACGGCGTGCATCCGCTCCGTGTCCACGCGATCCCAGTACGGGAAGACGCCTTCAGATCCGAGCGGGTGGATTTTGATGAACGTGTTGACGTGCGGGAACGTGCGCCGCATCGTCTCCGTGGGCTCGATCGGGGTGATGAGCACCCAGCAGTCGCCGGTCACGCCAGCCATCGTGGCGATGTCTACGAGAAGCGCCTGACGATCGTTGTGGTCGTCCCACGTCTCTTCGAGGTGCGGAACGATCGCCTTGTGTAGTGCCTGTGGCGTGTCGAACTTGAAGCCGTTCCCGACGAGCCACGTGACGCCCTTGTCGACGAGCACCTTCACGAGGTTGAGAGTTACTAGCGGTTCGGAATCCTCGCGAGTGAAGGCCCAGTGCTTGCCGAGATAAAACGCCCAATGCTCCTGGTAGCGCTTCAAACGCTCCATGTCGCGCTGCTCCAGGGAGATGAACATCCCCATCGCAGCCGGATCGATCGCACGGTTGAAGGGAACCTGATTCCCTCCAGGTGTGACGGGGCCGAAGTTGAAGTTGATTCCGCCGTTCATGGTGCGTCTTTCCGCTTGGTCAGTTCATCGCGCAGCGCTTTCACGTCAGCCTCCAGATTTTTCATCTGCTTCGTGAGCGTGCGTACCAGTTCTTGTGACTCCTGAAGGAGTCGGCGCGTTGTCGCGTGCGTTTGCTGCAACGCGCTGTGCTTCTTCTGCGTCTTCTCGTTCTCTTCGACGGCTTCGTCTCGTTCCGCGATCAGCGCGGCGCGCTCTGCGAGGTCCGCGATCAGCGCGTCCTCCAGGTTGCGCACACGCTGGAGCAGCTGAGTCACCATGTCCTGTTGAAGCGACATGCGCTTCATCTCGACGTCGCTGCTCGACTTGATGAACAGCTTCGCGACGCCAGCGATCGCGAGAATCACGATGCCCAGTGGTCCGAGATTGTCTGTGATGCTGACGTCCGACACCCTCAAACCTTCTGACGCACGCGCAGTAATCGCGATCGCCGACATAGTGCCTCCGCTGGAGAAACGACGGTCCTACGTGGCGCTTGGATCAGTCGTCGTACTCGATCTCGACGTAGAGCACCGTGTCCGTCATCGGCGTGGGTCCCCCGCCAGCGGTGTAGTCACGGGTCCACGTGATCTTGTCGCCCGCCTCGACTCGCACCTTGGTGGCGTCGAGGGTTCCCACGATCGCCTTGTCGAGCGTCGAGACGGACGAGTTGTGCGTGATGACGGACGAGAGGACGGACACGCCGTTCTTGAGCACGTCGAAGGTCATCGACTCTCCGGATGCAGGCATCGCGCCGTGAATCACGGCACGCACCTGGACGATCTCGCCCTTGGCTTCGAGGATGTCGAACAGCTGCGCCGTGGCATCGGCGGCAGTCACGACGACGCTCTTCAGACGCGCGAACCGGCGCGCGATGTGCTGCGCGTTGGATCCGGTGGGAATCGCCTGGAGGGAGTCGGGGGTGACGGGCTTATCGTACTGGGTCGAATGGGTCGCTGCGCTCATGGTGTTCTCCTTGTAGGGCTCGCGGCCCACTCACGAAGTATGACAGTTACTATCAGGCATTCAAGACTCAGACATGTCCACCGTCGGAACGCTTGGATCTTGAACTTCCAGGATCTCGGAGTACTCGCGGCCATGCGAGTAACGTGGGTCGTGGTTGATGTAGCGAGCGAACACGCTCTCCGTGCTCTCTTGCTTCGATTCCGGTGGCGGGGTGTTCTTGCGCCCCACGGTGTACCGCGTCTCGCGCTCGGGGAGAAGCCCCAACACGGCCAACGTCGCTTTTCGTCGCCGGTTCGTGTCTTCGTTCTCCTCTGCGAAGCGAACTTTCAACGCATCCACGGACTCCTCATCGAGGCCAGCCTCTTCTCGTGCGATGAGGATCATCACGAGGTAGGCCACGTATCGCTCGATCTTCCACCGTAGTCGGTTCAACACGCGGATGAGCCATCCACGCCATCCACGCCCCACGAAGTACTCTTCAGGGATGCGGCGATGGTAGTACGGGACGTTCATCAGACGTAGACCTTCTTGCCAGTCGGGGTCGTGTAGTAGGAGCCGCCACGCGGGCCCTTCTTCAGCGCCTGCTGTGGTGCCGCCTTGGGTGCCGCTGCTTTCTTCGCAGGCGGCGGCAGCTTGTCGATCTGCTTCTGGAGCGATTCGATGCGCTTGCGCAGCTTACCGACGCTCTCGTCTCGAACACTGGCCGTGCGATTCGCGATCGCCTGCTTCACATGCGGCGGTGCGAGGTCGGCAACGGGCTCTGCCTGCCGTCCTGCGCGCTCCGTGTGGAACGGCACCGCTTTCCCTTCACGACGAGCACGGTGCATCGCCGCCTGGCTCTCGTAGTGAGCGCGCAACGCCGGATGATGCGAATGCGCGGCGGCAGCGGCGCGGTACGCCTCTTCCGCCGCCCGGTGGTCCCCAGTCACACGCACCGCTGCTTTGCCGAGAGCCGAAGCTCGGCGCGCAAGCGCGTCGGGGGAGCCTACGACTCGTCGCGGCATTTCAGCGCTTCGCCGTCGCCGTGCGGGTGTAGGAGGCGGTCACGGGGAAGCGACGATGATCGCCACGAATCGAGCCGTTGTTCGGCGCGTTCGGATTCACGTTGTTCCCTTGTCCGTACCGAGACGCATCGGTCTCGACGGAAGAGAACGACGGGTCGGTCGTGTGCGCGCGCATCGGCATCTGCGAGTTCCCTGCGGCAGCTTGCGCGCGGCCACGCTCGAACGTCGCATCGGTCGAGCGCGAAGAGCCAGACTTCTCGCCCTTGTTGCGTGGAGTCACCGGCAGCTTCGCGGCGAAGCCAGCTTCCCGCAGGACGGGCATCGAGCCAATGACGGGAGACGGTTGACGGTCGTTCTTCATGTCTACCTCGTGGTCAATCTACGTGACGTGTGGGGTGTAGGTCAAGATGCCTAACGCCTGGAGGCGTAGCGCGCAACGCGGCCTTGCCTGGAGCCTCGCTGGCGATAGTTACTACTACTACTTCCGCCCTCCGACACTTCAACGCCGGAGTCATCAGCGAAGTCTACCACGGGTACGCCTGTCTCGTGCTTAGCCGCGAACTCTGCGAGAGCCGCACTGTTCGGCGCGTCGTCGTGGTCGTTCTCGTCGCGCGCGTACACATGGAGGTAGTTGCCGACGTATTGACGCACGAGAGCACCGTGTTGTCGGACGAACTCCTTGTAGTCCGTGTCGTTCTTCGTCTCCGGTCCTGCCGCGTAGTGGAAGCGCCCCGCTGCGATCTCCTGGAAGTACCATCGGAAGAGGTTGTGCTTCACGGGGGTCGAGTAGCGAACGGGGATCACGACGACGCCAGGTAGCAGCGTCGACAAACGCTCCCACACGGGGTCTCCCATGCCGGTCGCATCCACGGCCACGGCCTCCAAGCCAGAGAAGCGACCGAGGAACTCCACGATCTTGGAGTACTGGCCGAAGTCGCCCTCGAAGTTGCCTTGCAGCTTGAGCCAGCCGATCACGGTCTTGTTGTAGTAGACGCCGCTCTCGTTCTGAACGACGGAGTCGCCGTCGAAACCCTGCTCCCGTGTCTGCTCCAGCATCGGATTCGCGGTATCCACGTGAAGCACGGTCACCCACGTGGAGTCGCCGTCACGTGCTACGTCGATGCCCGCAGCGATGCGTCCGCCCTTGAACGAGTATGGGAGCGCCCACGGCTGGTTCATCTCTACACGCGTGTCGCCCAGCGCCTCGAAGTGCACCATGTTGAGCGCGTTCGCGAAGCTCTCCTGCCACAGTAGGCGGAAGTTCATCCGGAACGACTCGTCCTCGGCGTTCCCGCCGATGCGATCGAGTTCCTTCTGCACCCACTTCTCGTAGCCAAGGTGCGACGGGTCCCCCGTGCGTTGGTACACAGCGCGTCGATCCGCGATGACTTGTTCGTACGCGAACTGGAAGTGATTCCGCTTGCCGCTCGTTCGTTCCGTTTCGAGGTTCGCGTCGATGTCCCTCTTGAACTGGCATCGAGCCGCGAGCGCCGTCCCGATCTGAACCATCGTCCCGTTCTTGGACGACAGCATCGGGCGAAGTTCCTTGTTGATCTTCGTCGAGTCGAGCCGCTGCGACTCATCCGTGATGATCAGGTGGTACGTGCCGCCCTCGTTCAACACGTTCTCGGACGCGGAGTGTGCCTCCACCGTCGAGTTGTTCGTGAACGCAAACGAGTCGCCTCGGGAGTGCGCGATGCCTACGCCAAGTTCGTCCAGGTACTCCGTGAAGTACCGTGCCTCGACGCGCTGACGCATACGGAAGTAGACGATGCCTGAGTGCTTGTTCGACGGGGCGAAGATGCCGATCTTCATCCCGTCCTTGAACTGCATGAAGCGCTTGTCTTTCGGGAACGCTTCCGCGAGCGACGGCATGATCAGGACGAGGGCGAGAGCGATGCAACCGACGACTTCTGTCTTGCCGCTCTGACGGCAGAACAACGCGGTCAACGTGTCGCCATCCTGAAGAAGTAGCGATTCCACGATGCGACGAGCGAAGACAAGCTGGTACGCGTAGAACGTGCGCTTGTTGATGATCTCGCCGAACTTGATCACCCGGTCGACTACTTCACGTGTCTTCAGCGGGCAGACTCCCTCTGCCGCAGGCGTTGGCATCTTCATGCCAGCTGTCGGTGCGTTCATCTGGTAGTAACTCCTAGTCGGTGCTCTCGGAGACTACCACGTACTTCGGGTACTTCCTAGCGACGGTGCGGACACTCCGGAGTAGCTTGCGCGCAGCGGCCTCTGGGATGTCGCCAGAATAGAAGCCTTCGCCGATCATGGGCTCGCCGCCGTAGAGGGCGTTGAGCGACGCGGTGAAGCCGGAGAACCACGCACAAAGCACTTCGGGAACGTGTCCCCTCATCACGAGGTTCGACGTTCCCGAAGTTGTGTGTTTGGCGACGACGACGATCATCGCCTACGTGTCAGCGACGCCGACGACCTTCGCCCGTCGCCATGTCCGCGCGAAGCGATCGCTGCACGCGTGCCGACGTCGAGGGTCGGAGCGCCTGGCCCGCCGTCGACTGGCCTCGGCGCATGTTGCTGACGATGTTGTTGCGGATCACGCGGGCCTGCGCGTGATGCTGCGAGGCGAGACCTCGGAGCGAGCCGCCGGTGCGCGCGAGGTGATGGGTGATGCGGGCCTGGAGACGATCACGGGCATCCGCAGCGCCGCCACGACCGGCTCCCGAGATCAGGCGGGCCTGAGCACGAGCGCGAGCGGTGAAGTCGCCTGCCCGGCCACTGCCAGCGCGACCGACGCGGCCACTGCCGCCCTCCGAGCCGTCGAAAACGAGGATATCCTTGAACATGCGTGCCTCCTAGTAACTCTTCATCTCCCGCGTTGTGCGGTTCGTAGTTACTACTGTGAGGCTCCCGCGATCTGCTTGCAAGTCTTACAAGCACCGCACGGTGCTTTTTCGCTCCGCAGGCAACTCCATGTAGTATCGAGTGTGATTCCACGTCGAGCGCAGAGCGTCAAAATACTCTGTTTATTTAGATGTATCAGCGGTGCTACTACGCGCACGTGGGCGTTGCGCGTCGCCAGTCGATCCAGATCCTCCAGTAGCTCGAAGAGGAACTGGTACGTCTCCAGCCTCGCATCCGGCACCGGCTTGTCGCCGATCCCGTCGATCTGGTTGCCCACGAACACGTAGCGCGCATCCACGGCCATCGCGTGCGCCACGGCGAGGTTGACGAACACAGCGGTGCGCCACGGAATGATGGTGAGCGAACCGAGTTTCGTCTCGTCGCCTCCGAGCATCGCGAGCGACGGTGTTAGTGCCTTGTAGTCCAGCGACACGACGGTGAGTTCCCGCCCCGTCTCTCTCCGCGTCTGCTCCTGTGCGTAGCCGATCTCCTTGCGGTTCGACTGACCGTAGTCGAAGCACAGCGCGTGCACGTCGTAGCCCTTGGCGCGCACGAGACGCAGCACGAGCGCCGAGTCCAGCCCTCCGGACACGAGCACCACAGCTTTTCGTGCGCGAAAGCGCTGCCTAGCGATACGGATCACGGCTCTTCGAGAGCGGGATCGTAGTAACTACGCCGCGCTGATGGAGTCGATCGAGGAGCCGTGGTTGGACAGGCTGCGCCTTGCGCTGAAACTGCGCGTCGATGAGCGTCTTCTCCACCGACTCCGTGACGCGTCCGGCCGTGGCCTTCTGGACTTCCGTGCGAGCCTGCGTGAGGCGTGGATCCTCTTGCTGCTGCTCCAGGTCCCCGAGGAGATCCTTGATTCGATCGAGTACGCCGCTCATACCGCCCTCGCTAGCCCGCTCCGGAGCATGTGCTTCGCCGCAGTCGCCGTAATCGGCACGCTGGCACGTCCGCGCAGCGCGGCGAGCTTCGAGGACAGCCAGCGCATGGCTTCGAGCTTGCACTCCTCGCGCTGGCACACCTCTACATCGTTCACGCGCAGGCGACGCTTGCACGCGAGGCACAACGGCCGAGCGAGCCCCTGGCGTGGCGTGGCGTAGTGCGCGAACGGGTTGTCATTGTCTCGCACGCGAGGACGCCCCACGACGCGACGCACAGGCTTTACCTCGTGACTCGGCGCGAGCGTGAGGCGTGGAGCCTGTCCAGACTCGACGATCGCCTCGACCTTGTTCCAGAGGCTGCTCATGCCGCGAGCTTCATCCGGAGACGCTTCTGGTCTCGACGACGCTGCTTCTCGACGTACGGACTCAGCTTCGAGAACTGCACGGACGCGGGCAGGTTCGTGAACCAGTCGGCGTTCACGTCGATCTTGCGCGCGAGTTCGGAGGCGATGTCGGGGTCGAGGTTCAGTGTGAGTAGCATGGTCTCCTCCTGGAAGGGACCGTGCAGTCCCGGCTCAGGTGTCCGTCTTGCGTCCCGCGAACACGGAGACGAGGACGTCTTCCGAGTTGGGGTTGGAGAGCGTGATGGTGTCCAAACCGAGGGTCTGTACGATGAGCAGTTCGCGAATGGGTTCGTCGGTGACAGTCGGCGCGGGGGTCACGTCGCCTGTATACGTCCTCGTGACGTTGATCCGCTTCGGAGTCTTGATCACGAGAAACGTGGCGGGCGACGAAGCCGTGAGCGAAATCGTCACGGAATCGTTCGCAGGGACCGCGAAGACACGGGAGCCTTCGTCGGTTTCCAGTTCTTCCGAAACTTCGAGCCCGATCTTCCAAGAGCCGCGAGAGTCGCTGGTCTTTTCGATCACGCCTTCGATACCGAGGGTATCCGCCATAGGTCTACTTGTGCCAGTAACTATCAGCCACGTCAAGTGGCAAGACAAAGCCCCGGTCCACTCGCATGGATCACGGGGCCTGGGGCTAACATAGCGGAGTCACCGTCTCCGTTGGGGCCGACGCAGAGCTTGTGGGGGCCATCCACGCGGTCTCGTACCGCGTGGTCTCACAGAATGTGCCTCTTCCTTTGTTTCGATGACGTGGACGACGCCCCTTGTCGTCCATCCTCTTACTCGGCGGGTTAGCCAAGAGGATCGGTCGCTCAACGGGCAAACGAAAGCAGCGCGTCGCGGCAGTTGCCGCCGCGAGCGCATCGCTGATCGTCGTGAGCCCTTTGAACATGCGAGTACGCTACGCCGCTTTCACGACGAAGCGCAAGTGCTCCTCACGGAGTCGTCGGTTGGAACCTGCCGGACGCGATGAACGCCGAAAGCAAGTCCTTCCCGGGATCCGACTTGCCATCCGTGAGGTGGAAATGCCCGAGGTGCCCCGCGAACGTCTGAAGCTGCGCGCGGGTCATCGTGTTCTCGTACAGCGCGCCCTCGGGAGTCGCAGGCACGCGGTACGGGATCGTGGGGATCGCCGCCGACACGGCACGACCGAGGGCCATCGCCGACTGGACCTGCCAGTCATAGAACTTCGCGAACTTGCGCTGCTTGCCGTTCTGCGTCGTGATGTACGTCCCGCGATCGGCGTCCTTCGCGCTCGGCTTCTGGTTCGGGTCCATGAAGAACCCGTAGTTGGTGATCTCGCAGCCGACGCTGCGCGGGTTGTACGGGCCCGCATCGTATGTGTCGATGAGGAGCGGATCGGCGAACTGGAAGATCGAGCCCGAGCGGTCGATGCCGAACTCCACGCCGAGGTCTCGCTGTTCGAGCACCGCGTACAGCTGCTCCATCGTCCCTTGCCCGCCCGTCCAGTGCCAGACGAACAGGTCGATCAGCTGCTTCGGGATTCGCTTCCGGCCGCCGTCGCCGACTTTGAACTCCATCCCGTGGTCGTGCCAGTTCGAGACGGGCAGGTCGCACGGAACGACTTTCCCACCGATGATCAGTCCGGTCGACTTCAACGTCGTTGCGCTCATGGCTTCTTCTCCTTCAGTTCTTGACTCAGCAAGAATAGAACGCAACACGCCGCGTGTGCCAGGTGTGAAAGTCCGCTCTCCGGATCGCGCCGCATCACAGCGTCTCCAGAGCGCACAGCCTCGTACCAGGACGTCAGATGCCGGATCGTGGCGTCGTAGTAGCGGTCCTCATGGCCTGGCACGAGTACCCAGTTCCACTCCCCGTATCTGTTCGCCCCGAACTCCAGTACTTGCACGACGCCTCGGAGCGCGTCGATCGGGAGAAGCCGCCAACGCAGTTTGCCCGCGTCATCCTTGCGTCCAGATGGTTCTTCGCTCATCGAAGCCCTTTCAGCAGTGTTAGTACCTCGGCGCGGGCTTCTGGCTTTTCGTAGAAGCTCCCCGTCATTTCGGAAGTAGTAGTAACTACTCCCTGGGCATCCGCCCCACGAGCACACATGCAGAGGTGCGTAGCTTCGATGACCACCGCTGTCCCTTTCGAGGCGAGGTGCCCATCGATCGCTGCCGCGATCTCCTTCGTCATGCGCTCCTGAATCTGTAGTCGCTGCGCGTACGCCTTGGTGAGTCGTGCGAGCTTGGACAAGCCGACGACTTTCCCGGTCGGGATGTACGCCACGTGGGCGACACCGTGAAACGGTAGAAGGTGGTGCTCGCAAAGGCTGTAGAACTGGATGTTACGCAGCGCCACAATGCCGTTGTAATCCGACACGAACTGCGCATCGAGAAGTTCCCCGATGTTCACCCAGTAACCAGACGTCATTTCCTCGAACGCGCGAGCAACGCGTGCGGGTGTGTCCTCGATGCCTTCCGTGTTTCGTCCGAATCCAGCGTGATCCAGAAACGCGCGAAGCGCGGTCTCCATGGCTACGCGATTAGGCGGGCGGGATGGTTTGGTCATCGGGTAAAAGGTTCCGTCACAGTCTACTACTCTACGCACCGATACACGACGGTTCGTCTACGGTGCTAGCCGCGCGCTAGTTTCCTACTAGAGGCGGGTGGGGGAGAGGCTGGTAGTAACTAGCGCGAAGTCTTCCGGCCGAACGAGGTGATCTTCTGCTTCTCCACGCCGCCCTTCACGATACCCAGGAGCTTCGGGGACAGAATCCCCGCGTCCGCGTGTCTGCGGTACTCACCCCGGGCCCACTCGCGGAAAGAGGGTCGATCGGTCACTTCGTCTTCGCGCCCGACGCGGTACTGCGTCCGGAACACCGCTCTTGCCGCATCCATCGTGATCATCTGCATCAGGTTCCTCCGAGACGGGTACAGGGGCCATCAGCGGCCCCCTTGGAACAGGGGGTCCGTTCGCGCTCAGCCCTTCGGCTTGAGGTTCGGGATGCGCTTGCGCTGCCCGAGGCAGAACTCCAGCGTGCGGAGAACACCCTGGTCGTAGTTGCTCGGCTTCTCACCGGCAGCCTCGGTGCGCTTCTCCAGTTCCGCCTTGAGATCCTTGATCCCCGGACGGAGCACGGCGGAACGCTCGCCGCCTCCCTCGCCGCGCGACTCGCGGGTCTTCTCGGCCGACTTCGCGGCGGCCTGGCGGACACCGCGCTTCTTCTTCGAGCCTTCCTGCCCGTCCACGACTTCGAGGGCGGCTTCGAGGGCCGCGTTCTGCGCGTCCTCGTCACCGGCCTTCGCGATCTCGCGAGCCACGTCGTACGTGAGCTTGCCCGCCTTGAACGCCTCCCAGGGCTTCTCCGTGAGCTTCTTCTTGAGCGAGATGAGGCCACGGATGTACGGCGCGGAGAGCGTCTTGACGCGCTCGGCGATCGTCTCCGGGCTCACCTTCATCTCCTCGCGGAGGAGCGAGAAGCGCTCCGCGAGTTCGGCGGGGGAGAGGTTCTTGCGGGCGATGTTCTCGTTGAGGTTCGCGAACGCCACGTCCGTGTTGTCACCGGACACGACGACGTACGGGACGTCCTCGTAGAAGTCCGGATCCTTCTTGCGGTTCTTGTCGATCGCGGCCATGCGGCGGAAGCCGAAGACGAGGCGGCCGACGTACGGAACCTTGTCAGACGCCTTCACGCCGAGGAGCTTGCGCTGCTCTTCCGTGAGTTCGGGGTTCTCGATGATCTGCACTCCAACGGGCTCCAGGAGCCCGTTGATCGCGATGTCCTCGGCGAGCGCGGAGATGTCGCCCATGTCGTTGCGCGCGTTGTCCTCGGTGATCACGAGGATTCGGTTGCGCGGCATGGTCGGCTGCACCCCACTCGGGGTCGCCTCCGTCGTCTGTGCGGCCTTCGGTGCCTTCTTGTCGCTCATGTCTTCCTCCTAGTTCTCTTCGTCACTGAAACCCAAGTCCCGAACGTACTCTCGCAGTTTGCTAGCAGCACGTTCTAACGCTTTCGCGCGTCGAAGTGCAATAGCAGCAATCAACGGAACGTCGATCAACTGTTTCTCGCGTCGCAAGTAACTATCGGTTTCCCCGCTTTCACGGATGATCCGAAAGATTGCGTTCTTCGTGCGTCGTTGAAACTCGGTCATGGTGCTCACTCCGGGGCTCGAACCCGGCGACGGTCTGCCGATCATCAGTGAGCAAGTGCCCCGTGTCTTCCACGGCCGGGGCCACGCCGGTGAGCAAAGTGCGAGAGGGGTAGGCCCGCACCCTGGAAGTCAGTCGTCGTCCTCGTCTTCCTCTTCCTCGGACTCTTCGTCCTCGGCGGCGACGATGACGCTGGCGAGCGGGACGTCCATGAACGAGTTCATGTCGTCGACGAACGCGATGCGGACGTGCTTCTTCGGCACCGGGCCTTCGCCCTTGTACTTCTTCTTCTCCGGGTCGACGAACACGGCGGCATAGGATTGCTCCTCGCCATCGTCGTCCTCCGTGAGGTACGCGCAGTTCTTGCCGTACACCACGTCGTCCTTCGTCGCCGGACGCGTCGGGATCGTGTTGGCCTTCGCCTCCTCGATCTCCTCGATCAGGTCCTCGTCCTCCTTCTGCTGCTTGAGCGCGTGCTCACGCAGCCGAGCCTGGAGCTTGCGGACCTTGCCCTCGCCGATGTCGTCGTGTTCGACGCCGAGGACGTCGAGGCAGCCGCGAACGACTTCCTCGCTCATCTCCTCGATCTGCTCCAACTCGAAGTCGAGTTGGAAGCCACCGTCGTGCTCCTTGATGAACGGCAGGAGCGCTTCGGGCACGGCGACGGCCGAGTCCTCGTCGGTCTCTTCCTCGTCGTCCTCGATGTCGTCGTCTTCCTTCGCGGGCTTCGTCTTCGCCTTGGCAGGCTTGGCGAGCGACGCGTCGGCGAGCTTCGACACCGTGGCTTCGAGAGCCGCCACGCGATCTTCGAGCGACGGCTTGTCCTTCGCGAACTTCTGGTCCTTCTTGCCGACCGGGGTCTCGTCCTTCTTCGGCGCTGCCTTCTCGGGCTTCGACTCCTTCGCGGGCTTGGCCGACTTCTTCGGAGTTTCCTCCTCGTCGTCCTCGTCGTCCTCTTCGGGCTCGGGAGCCTTGGCAGCCTTCGGCTTCGCGGCGGGCGCGGGCTTCTCGGCCCCCTTCTTCGGCGGAACCGTCTTCGCGTCCTTGTCCGCCTTCGCGGGCTTGGACAGGGCCTTGAGGAGCGCCGCTCGCTTGTCTTTGAGCGGCAACTCCAGGTCGACCTTGTGCTGACGGCACAGCTTGTTCAGTTCGGGGATCGGCAGCTGCTTGATCTTGCTCTCGTCCATCAGTTCCTCCAACAGTTCTGCCGCGCAACTTGGGTCACGCGGGTTCGATGATAGTAACTCCCAACTCTTCCAGGCACAGAACCACGTTCTCGGCGGTGCGTGCATCGCTCAGGTCGATCTGCATCTTCAGATGGCCGCTGGGCGTGTGCCCGAAGCCTCCGACGATGCCTCCAACCGTGTGTTCCAGGATCCCAGCGACTTCTCGCTGGCGGAACAGTCGTTCGATGTCTCGAACGGTACGCTTGGAACGCACGAGCCACGAAGGTGCACCGTTGTCACGGGCTTTCGCGAGAGCGAGCATTCGACGTTCCGTCCATTCGGACGACTCTGCTTTGCGTTGAACGGTAATCCACAAGGGCTTTCCGTTCACGGTACGAACGACTTCGCGTGAACGCGTCATCGTCGGCACATCCGATCGCGCAGCTGGCGCGATTCTTCATACGGCACGGGAACCATCCCTTCTCGCTTTCGCAGCGAATCCGATTTGAGCGGACGAGCAGTAAAGCGGAAAACGAAATGGATGTCAAGTAGCGCTAGTAACAAGCGAAAAATGGAGATTTTCCTCTACACGGAGATCCGCTCCCTACTCCACGCGCGCCCGACATAAAGTCTAGAAAGTATTCTTTTAAGTACTTAAGTAATAGAAAGAACTACTACTACATATACTGCGTATATGTGTGTGCATACAGGCGCGTACGCGCGAAAGCGATTTTTCGCGGACTCATCAGCACGGTCGTGAACCGTGGACTACAACAACGGCACTACTAGTTGTTGTAGTTTCGTCCTCTATCTCAGTGGGATCCGGATCCGATCCAGGATGAACGGGTAGATACAGAGATCCTTCGAAACTCTGTTTCCACCGATCATCGAGCAAATCGCCAAGTTTTCGACGAGGGCTTCCCAAGCCCGCCCTTCCGGTCTCGCCTTCGGCGGCCAGTACTCCGGGAAAAGGCTCTGCGAGTAACTAGCAAGCTCCGCGCACAGCCCTTTCCGTTGTGCACCGTAGTGCTGACGATACTCGTGGGCTGTCAAGATCGCCTCTTTTGCGAGCTTTTCGCTCAACTTCGGGTCCACACGAGCCAGCGCGCGATCCAGGTAGGAGTCGCTCGGAGGGGGGACCTTGTAGCGTTCATTCCAGCGTCGGCGTCGTGACGCCGCGAGGATTCGATCAACATCGATCACACGATCCTCCGTGGGTGGGCTGTCTCATCAGGCCGTGCGCGCCCAGCGCACAGCTAGCGGCCCTTTCGAGCCGCTTTCGACTTCACGCCGCCTTCTTGGAACCGGGTGGCAGCTTCTTCCCTTCGGCCTTCGTCGCGACGGCAGCCTTGGCCTTGTCGACCATCGGCTTCGCTGCGGGCTTCACGTTCGGTGGAACGCCCTTCTTCCCGGCCAAGGCTCGCGCCTTGTGCGCTTCGAGCGTGTCCTCCCCGCTCGATGCCTTCCTCGCCGCCTTCGGCTCCTCGGCTTCCTCCTTCGGCTTGCGGCCGAAGGGCTTGTCCGACTTCGCCATGTAGTACAGACCGTCGCGCTGACGGATCTGGTAGAACATGCCGTTGTGCTGGAACGACGAGCCCTTGTGGAAGCGGATGTGCTCGGCGTTGATCGAGTTCAGCGCACGGTAGTGGGCGTCGATGTCCACCAGATCCGCGCGATGCCCCTCGTTCTCGTCGTACTCCTTCATGGAGTCCTGCCACGGCTTCTTCATGTCGAAGCCGGTGGTCTCCAGCGGGGGCATCTCCACGTCGAACTTGTCGTCCTTCGTGGCGGCCCCTGCGGGCTTCTCCACCGACTTCCCCAGGGTCTTCTTGGACTCCGGGGGCTTGGCAGCCTTCGGAGCCTCCTTCGCCTTCTCGGCCGCCTTCGGGGGCAGCTTCGCGGGCGTGGTGGGCTTCGTGGGCACCTTGGTGGCGGCCTTCTGTGCGCTCTTCGGTACGGGCATTACGGGTCCTCCTTGGGTCGAGACAAGCTACTGGCCTCGTCAGGGCGCGCATGACGCGCCTACGGGCGCGTGAGCACCCGTTTCGGCCTTCAGTTCAGATCGACGTCCTGTGCATTCGCTTGCACGAAATGCTTTCCGGACATCGTGGTTGCGAGAACTTCGTCCCCCTTGTCGAACATGATCGCCAGAGGGTAGAGGTACACGCTGTCCGCGTCCTCCCCAAGCTGGATGCACAGGAAGGTGCTTCGCACCGGGTCCCCGTCTCCCGCGTCGAGCAGCCCTTCCACGAAGGTCACTCGGTCCTTCTTGAACGCCGCGCGCAACGCCTCGAAACGCTTGATCTCGTCGTCGTGCAGCGGCATCACACCGCCTCCTTCCACGCGTCGCCGATGCCGTGAAAGTTGCCGGGCGTGAACGAGGTTCGCGCACGGTTTCGATCACGCACGACGTAGCTGGAAGACTGAACGTCCGAAGAGATCCCGTGACGCGCCGAGATGTCGTCCAACCAGGCGTTGATGTCCTTGTTGAACTGGATCCAGTCGTCCGCCCCGAGGTGCCGCGTTCGCCGGTTGTTGCGCACGGTGTACTTGCGGAGTTCGAGCTTGCTGAACTCCATCACGTACACGTAGGCACCACTGCGAGTCGCCGGATGGGAACTCGTGATGATGCCTCCCGCGTCGAATCCGCCATCGGCCACGTTGAGCGCCGTTGGTTCCGACGCTCCTTGCGTTCGACGGACGACTCGGGTGGGTGCGTCGTGCATCCACGCGGAGAGGGAACCGATGATCCAGTCCCACGTCAGGGTCTGGTGATTCGGTGCTCTCAAAGTCACTTTGTACATGGGTTCCTCCTTGGGTGATAGTAACTAACGAGCAGGGCTCATCAGCACGCGCGTAACGCGTGGACGCCTCACGGCGTTTCGCCCTTCCTCAGCTGTCGGAAGATTCTTCGGGCACCAGTCGCATGTACTCGTGGACTTCTCCACACGTAGCACAGCACGGGTACACGGGGACTTCTTCGGTAGCTTCGATCGGTCGTTGCTTGGCGTTGTAGCGGAGGACGTAGGGGATGCAACGTGTTCGGTTGCAATACACTTCGCCCTCGATACGGACGGCTCGCGGGATATCCGTGGTCATTCTGCTACCACGATATCGAAAGCCTTCCCGAACGCAAGCCTCACGGCTTTCTCGCACGTCTTGAGAATCGACTTGCGATGAGTCGCGATGGGGTAGGACTTCGGAAAGTACATCCGAAGATCCTGGTCGACGTACAGCTTGAAACCGTCGTCCTCGTACGCGCCTCGAAGCATCCCGATCGTGATTCCGATCGTCGAGTGCCGCGTTTCGTTGGGAATCCCACGAATCGTGAAGCATCGATCCTCGTAGCCGATCGTGATGACGGGGCGTTGCACGGGAAGAGTCAGCTGGCGCTGCACCTTCAATCGTACTCGCATGGTTCCTCCTTGGGTAGTGCAGGCTTTGACTCCCGCGACGCCTCACGGCGTTTCGCCCTCGTCAGGGGCTCATCAGGCGGATTCAGAAACCATCGACTCCCCTCTGCCTCCCGCACTCCACGAGGTGGTCCTCGAACGCCTGCGTCCACGGCAGCACCTTGCGAAACGCGTTCGCAACGTTGAGCCGCTTTCCAGCCGCTTGAGCCCTGAGCACGGCGGCGAATCCGTCGGCCGCAACCCCTAGGCTGCTGTCACGGAAGCTCGCGTCGTGCGGCATGTAGAGGATGTGATCGATACTGCGCAACGCAGTGTCCTCCACGGACTCCCAGCTGAAGTTACGTCGCACTTCGCGAACAGCCCGTCGGTACGCCCAACGCTCGTCCTGATTTCGCACCTTCGACAGTGGGTGGTTGATGTCGTGCCGCTGGACGAGATCCATCGGCAAGCAGTCCATCAACTTCTGAACACACGCGAGTCTCAGCGTGTCGTCCTTGTAGCTGGCTTCGGTCATGAGCCACGGGAGCCATTCGACGTCTGGCGAGCGAACCGTGTTGTAGAGCTGCTCGAACGTCGAGTCCGTCTCGAAACTTCTGACGAACTCCATCGACTCGTCGCACGCGTCCAACGACATGAGCAACGGGGTTAGGGTTTTCGCCGTGAGTACGAACTTCTTCTTTGCCATATTTCCTCCTTGGGTTGTGTGGGTGACTCCCACGACCGTGTTTCCACGGTTTCGTCCTGGTCAGAGGACTCTTCAGGTGGGGAACGCGCTACGCAGCTTCACCTCGGCTTCTTCCGGGCTGAGCTTGTGCAGATGCAGCTGGACGCTGTATTGCACGAGCCGTCCAGCGGAGTCGCGGTGCGGCTTCGAGAAGCGGGACATCCCGATTCCGTGGAGGGTCTGGAAGAAAGGCTTCAGAGCCTCCCCGTCCCAGTCGCCCTTCACGTCGAACCGCAGATCGACGTCCTTCGCCCCGATCGCCTTGCAATCGATCAGACTCATTTTCATTCGTTGGCCTCCTTGGGTTTCAATGCGTGGAAATCAGCTTCCCGCGACGTGCTATTCGCACGTTTCGCCGTTTGCTACAACGGCTCATCAGGCGGGCTCAGTAGAAACCCTCGACTTTGTGCTTCTTCCCGCAGGCCACGAGATGGTTCTCGAAGGTCTTGGTCCACGGGACGATCTTGCGGAACTTCTTCATCACGTTGTTGTTGTGCGTACCGTCTCGGATGATGTTGTCGATGGCGGCTTCCGCCGACAGCGCGACAGCGAGCACGGTGTTCTTGCCGTGCACGTAGTCGACGAGGTTGGTCAGGTCGTACAGCGTACGCGCGAGCCCCGACGTGTTGTAGTCGCCGTCGGTCCGTGCACTCCACAGACGATCCTTGTACTCCTGGTACTGTATCATGCTGCGTCGAACAGACACCGGATGGTTGATTCCGTGCTTCTCGACGAACGACGGGTCCAGGGTGTCCATCAGCGTCTGCGTGCAGGCGAGTAGGGTGTCCTGGTCGTCGTATCGCGAAGCGCGGAACAGCCACGGGATCCAGTAGGACACGTCTTCGCCGTTGAACACGGTGGGCACCGAGTCGTAGACGCCTCGGAACGTCATGTCCGCCGGAAGCCCCGCGACGAACGATCGCGCGTCGTCGCAGGCGTCCAGGTAGACGAGCAGCGGGAGAAGCGTCTTCGCCGTCAACACGAACTTTTTCTTTGCCATATTTCCTCCTTGGGTGTTCGGGTGGTTTCCCGGACGCCTTGCGGCGTTTCGTCGCCTACCACAGCGACTCGTCAGCGGGGCCGTCAGTCCTCGGCCTTCTTGTAGACGCTGAATCCGATCTTCACGCCCGGAGCACCGGGGACTTCGATGTTCCCCGATGTGGTCGCGATGATGGTGCTCTTGCCGGTGCTCGATTGCCCGTGCTCCTGCGTCAGATCCACGGTGATGGTGAGCTTCTTTCCGACGACCTTCATGTCCACGTTCTTCATGGTTGCCTCCTTGGGTTTTACGGGTGAATCCCGAGACTCGTAGTTACTACGAGTTTCGCCCTGCTAGGGCTCATCAGTCGGGCTCTTCCTCTCGGGCGAGTCGTTCGTCCAACCGATGGATGTAGTCCTCCCACTTCCGTCTCGCGGCCGGACTCCACGGCTTGTAGCCGAGGGCTCGATTCGAGTCGGGGTGGTCGACGAACATCGCTTGGTAGGCACCGTGTGCTTTGATCATCGCCACGAGCGCCCGTAGCCTCTTCGGCTTGTACGGGATGCGCATGACGTTGCAGCTGGGTGCGAAGCCGTCCCACATGAACAGGTGCGGTCCGAGGACCACCGCGTCCATGAAGCTCGGCAGCATCTTGCGAATGGTCTTGACAGTGATCACTGCGTACGTCCTTCCCAGAACACACGAGCGTCCACGGGCGATCCTTCCGCGTGCTCCACGCACGTTTCCACGGTGTCGCACGGGCATCCGAGACGTCCGCATACCGGGCCTTGCCCGGGCCGCAGCGGCGTCATCCGGTACTGCGCCTTCGGGTATCGCCTACGCACGATCGCGATCGCGTGGTTGCGCGAGAACGCTCGGAGCGTGAAGTCGATCGTGCCCTCGTGATTCGCGCACCAGTACAACGACTGGCCCACGGCAGAGTGTCCGAAGTAGGTTCCGTTCTTGTCGTAGCCGCCGCTCGTGAGGCCGATCTTCCGCACGGTGAGTTTCCCCGCGTACGTGCTCGGTTCTTCCCTCTCGATCGTCGGCCGTCCAAGAGCAGCCCCACGACTCGGGTCTCCGCACCATCCTTTCGGATCGTGCAGGTTGTAGTTTGGCATTCGTCCTCCTTGGGTAGTGGCCTCATCAGGTAGCGCGTAACGCTACGACGCCTCACGGCGTTTCGGCCTTCACTTCGGCAAGTGGTAGAACCACTCGCGAATCGCGACACGAGCCACGTACATCAGCTGATAGTAACTCTCGTCGGCTGGTGCGTAGCCTTCGCCGCCATCCGCAGGCGCGTCTTCTCGACACGACCACGGGGATGGCGGCTCGCCCCACTCGTCGTCGCGGTCGTACTCGACGCGGAGCCCCGCGAGAGCACAACACACGATCCACTCGGCTGCGTCCCTCGATCGGCGTTGCACGTCCTCTTTGCGAGGCGGAAACAGATCGCCTCGCAAGAAGTCCCATCCGGAGTTACCGGCTCGGTTCTGCTGTCGATCGAGGTAGAAGCCGAACAGCCCCCGCGCCGCGTGCGTCTCCCGTTGCAGGATTCGCTGGACGTCGCGGTAGTTGTTCGATCCGTACTGCGCGAGCGTGGCGCTGACGCCGTATCCGCACAGGGCTTCGATCACGTAGTGCTTCGTGTACCGTGGATCGTCGTAGCCGTTGCTCTTGAACGCCTGGCGAAGGTTGTGGATCCCCGCGTAGTCAGGGGAGACGACGTGCATCGTGCCGTGGTACTTGACCTCGGTATCGTCGCCCGTCGCCTCTTTCCAGTCGAGGATCCGCTCCACGAAGTAGTAGAGCATCTCGTCCGTGTGGAACATGGAGGAGATACGCCACGACTCGCCGTTCGCCCCGATCGTGGTGAGCGTGGTGAACGGTAGAGCCTTCTGCTTCGGTGCGTTCTGCACCATCGGTTGCAACATGTCTTCCTCCTTGGGTTGAACGTGGTTTCCCACTACGTCATCACGACGTTTCGAGCCATACCACTGGCTCTCTTCAGGTGGGGGTCTTGGCTTCCGCGAGTGCGCTTCGGGCGAGGTTCGTCGAGACCTTGTCCATCTGCTGATCGGCATGGACGCTCATCTTGTCCTTCGCCTCTTGCAGGACGCGAAGCGCGAAGAGCACAAACTCCATGGACGCGCGGCCCATCTCGTTCGACTCGCCGCTTTCCTTCACGTAGTCTCGCGCGATCTCGACGACAGCGATCGCGTACTCGATGTCCATCGAGAAGATTTCCTTGACCAGCTTCTGCCCTGCGGTAAGCGCTATTAGCGCCGACTGCTTCGCAAGGCCCTCGTCGATCTTGATCAACTCCAGGAAGATCGTTTGTTGTACGTTGAACTTCGGCATTCGTTCCCTCCTTGGGGTAGTGCAGGTAACCGCACGCGAGTCTCCATCGTCCGCGTTGAATCACGCGTTCTCTCGCGTGCGGCTATCCGCGACTGATAGCAGTTACTATCAGTTTCGACTCGGAGCCACCGAGTCTCATCAGGCGGGTAGTTCGTTCCCCGTGTACGGGTCCACGTCGTAGGTGTCTTTGATGTACTTCCGGGCTTCCTCGATGGTATCGAAGGGCCCGCCCCACTCCGTCGAGTCGAGGTAGCCTGGCGCGCTCATCCGAGCGAACCATTTTCCTTGTACGACGGTGTACTCGTCGAAGTCGAACGGGTCCACGTGAGCCAACGGCACGATCAACGTGTCGTTAGTCTTCGCCGCCGTCCCGACTGCGAACGCGCAGTCGTCGTAAACTGGCACCATGAACGGCATCACACGCCTCGGAGGGCTTCCAAAAGCCCGGCTTGGGTGGTGATCCCGAAGTGCTTCATCGCCGCGCGGAAAGCGGGGCTCACGTTCACGCTGAGGTGCTTCTTGCGCTGATCCGCCGCGTCGCGGACGACGTTGGCAACCATGCGCTCTGCCACGGCGTCCGCGTACTCCTCGTGGCTTCGCCCCAGGAGCATGTAGTCGCCAGGCTGTTTCTGCACCGCTGCGAGTAGCTTCTCACGGTACTTCTCGTGGAAAGCCTTGACGCTGAATGCGTTCTCCATTCTTCCTCCTTGGGTTGGTTCTGACGGCCTCGTCAGGGTGCGCATCACGCACCGACGTCTCACGACGTTTCGGCCTCTCAAGCGCCCATTCGCCGCTCGGCACGGCAGATAGCTTGATAGTCGGCTTCGTCACGCTGCCACTCGTCCAACCACTTCTCCTCGGGCGAGCCCTTGGCTGGGTTGGGACATAGCTTCACGCGCTTCCCGCCACAGCCACGACACGTGATGTCGTAGCCACCGGAGAAGTAGCGCTCGCGGTCCTCATCGTCCCACTCTCGAAGATCCTCGGCCGATAGGCCGTTCGCATCGATCGACGGGTTGACGTGGGAGCCCTTGCCTTCGCAGACGTCGCACACGCGATAGACGAGCGGAATGACGTAGACGATCGGCTCTTCGCCTTCGTCCAAGTCATCCGGATCCGTCTCGCACGTGAGCGTCATCTTTTGCTCGTCGACTTCACCAGGCGGCATTCGGTAGCCTCCGGTGTCGCGCGGGTCGTCGTGATAGTAACTCACGGCGTCACGCCACGGGTGAGAACGTAGTGACGAAGTGCCGTGAAACCGAGGAAGAACTGGCGATCCAGTTCGTCGTCTTCACGGAGCATCTTCGGCTTGAAGCCTCCCCCGCCGATCCACGAGAGTAGATCGACGTACGACTCGGAGGCTTCCGCGTAGTCACCGTCGTTGAGCTTGGTCAAGATGCGATCGAAACACGCATCAGGGTCCATATGATTCCTCCTTGGGTTGAACGTGGTTTCCCACTACGTCATCACGACGTTTCGAGCCGTACCACGGGCTCTCTTCAGGTGGGTTTCGCTGCCTCCGCGAGCGCGTCCTTCGCGATCTTCCCCGCATCACCGAATCCCTGCGAGTCGGCGTGCATTTCGAGCTTTTGGATCGCGTCCTGCATCGTACGGACGAGGAAGATGATGGACTCGATCGCGTCCTTCCTCTGATCTGCTTCCGTAGTCCGCTTGAGGGCGAGCATCATCACTTTCTCCGCGAACTCGAAGTCCACGGAGAAAAGCGTGTTGTTCACCAGCTTCAACTCGTCCATCATGCGAAGCAGGGCCAGATCGAGGATGTGCGGGTCGCGCTCCATCAGCATCAACAAAACTTTCTTCTGCGGCTCCATACCCATTCGATCCTCCTTGGGGTTGTAGGGAAAAGGCTTCCCGGACGCCTCACGGCGTTTCGATGGTTGCCACACCATCTCATCAGCGGGGTCGAAGCCCGTACTCCTCGGGCTTCTCGTGTAGTTTCGCCATGTCGGCCGCGAATGCAGCTTGCAGGCCGGGCAGTCGCCCGCGCAACCACGACTTCGTGTACTCGCGCTCGGTCTGATCGCTCAGGACGAGCACGCGGTCCATCGGGTGCGCTTGCGCCGTGTCTTCGCTGCCCAGCGCGCCGAAGCACACCGTGGAGTCGAAGTTCCGACGCATTCGCGCGATGAGATCGTCGAGCGATTCGTCTTTGCGCTTGTCGTACGGATCCGGGTCGCCCAGCTTCGCGCGACGCCACTGGTCCCACCAGAAGGTCCCGTTCGCCAGGTAGTGCATCGGGCCGGAAGGTCCGGAAAGATGCCACTGGACGAACGGAGCCAGCTTCGGGAACAGGGCTCGCACGACGTCGTGCTGGCATCCTGCGCTGCACATCGTGAAGACGACACCGCTTTCCTCGTGGAAGAGCTTTGCTTCCCCGGCGCGGCGATATCGGTCGTAGCCGTCGCACGTGATGGCGAAGTGCGGTTCCGAGTTTCCACCGAGGAGGTAGTAATCGACGCTCGCCTGATAGGCTTCCGCCGCTTGCTTCCCGTCCGTGGTTTCCGCGCCGTTCTTCAGCACCAACGCGACGTCCGTCACGTAGTGAAACTTCATGTGGTCCTCCTTGGGTAGATGCGGAGATTCCGCGACCTGACAGTAACTGTCAGGTTTCGCCCTTCCGGGCTCATCAGGCGGAAGTGTAGTTCAAGCCCTTGTATCGGCCCCGCTTTCCCGGGGTCGAGTCGTTGTACGGAGCGCCGAGCACCGCCCGCAGCGAATCCCAGATGTGGTTGGGCTTGCTGTAGCCGGTTCCGCCGATCCGAATCTCTTGAGCCTTCTCCGAGTAGTGGCCGGTCAAGGCCCCTACCCAGTAGGTGATGTCCTGCACGAAGCGCCCGTAGTCGGCGTCCTCGTTCGCGAAGAACACACGGAAACCGTGAGTCATTCCTCCGCGAGCCGTGTGCGTGCAGACGAACATCAGTTCGGCTCCAGCGGGCACCGTCTTCGTGAATCGCTCCACGAGTTCGGCTCGCTTCTGGTCGTCGATCTTCGCCATGTGATCCTCCTTGGGTAGCTTTCTGAGCCTCATCAGCACCGTCATCAACGGTGGACGTCATCGCGACGTTTCGGCTTGTCACTCGTAGCGCGGTCGATCCAACGTCTCGCGGATGAACGATGGATCCGTGATGAAATCCAACGTCACATCCTGGCCGTTGCCGAGCACCGAGAATCGATTCCGTTCCTGCGTCGGGTACTCTTCGCGTAGCTCTCGCGCCGCTTTGAGTCCCGCTTTCCAGCCCCATACTCGCCGAACGGCGAGCGCTTCGATGCGGTCCCACCACCATCCGCCTTCTTCCCCTCCCCCGTAGTGGCGGGAGGTTCCGTAGGCGACGACGTAGAACGGAAGCACGGTGCCCATCTGCACGAACCGTGCTCGATTCTTTCGAGCACAACGCTTGCAGTCGGGATCGTGGTCGCACGTTCCGCAGTAGGGGGTGAGAACGCCCGGATGAACACCGTCTTCGCAGGCGGCGCATCCCCAGGTGTGCACGTCTTCACAGTGTCCACAAGTCATACGGTCCTCCTTGGGTAGCTGTAGGTGACTCCTACGACGCTTCACAGCGTTTCGCCCGTGTCACCGGGCTCTTCAGGTAGGCTCTTCTTCGTATTTGTAGTGCGGGCCCGTCGCGGCACGTCGCGAATGCGACATGATGGCCGCGCGCAGGTGTTTGAGCACCTTTTTCATCGGGCCCCACTCTTTGCGGCAGTACAG